TCTAATTTTGGTTGATAGATTGTATCTGTTTCTCTACTAAAAAATGCAAAATGACCATATTTTGTAGTATTTCCTTCTTCAACATTATCATCCGCATTACCAACACTACCACTTCTCTTTACCATAAATCCTTCATTTGGTACAGTATCATGTAACCATCTCCACATAATATCAGTTACATCCATACGCATATCAGTAGTTTCCCATTCAAAAGATTGAGAAGCTTCAGCCCCACTACCACTATACCAAGTTCCACCTGTATCATTACTACCACTTATCCATTGTGTAGTATCTACTTTTCCGTGCCTATATCTCCAACTCACTCCTTCTTCATCTTTTGGGTCATCATAAAATTTACCTTCTCCTGCTGTCCAAGATTGACTTACCGCATATCCATATAAAGATTGACTAGTCGTTAAATTAGATGAATTTGCATCATATAAATTTAAATAAAATTTTGGATCTGATGATGAAGATGGAATTAATCCAGAGTGAATGGACTGTGAAATATAGGATAAATCAAATTTAATTACCGCTCTTGAAACATTTATTATTGAAGCATTATTATTAGTATCTTTTCTTATTTCTAATATTTCATCCATTCCAGTATTTTGAGATTGAGTAACTGGACCCTCATACAATGTTGCATCTGCTGAAGCGTATTCAAAATAATGCATTATACGTCTCCTACTACTCTACCGATAATATCTGTATCTGGATATTTTAGTTCAAAAATTGCTGGGTCTCTAGATGGATAAATTACACCATTTTTGATCACCGCTGGGTCTCCTAAATCATATACATTTCCTGAATATCCCTTTGCAGTATCATATCTATTTTCTATTACTATATTTGTTCCTAGTGGATTAGAATCACTAGGCGTTTCTACTCCAACCACACCTTCAACTTCTATTAACTTTGCTACCACCTCAGCAATTACAAGTGGTTGATTAACTTGCCACCTATCTATATTAAAATAATTTTTCATTTCATTAATTGCATTCACTAAAACTTCATTTTTATTATAACCTTTTTTTGTTAATAGATCAAATTTAATAGCTATATTAACTATATAAGCATCCTTTATATTATAAGCATCTGTTACCATTCTAAATCTATCTAAATACATTTTAAGATTCTTTTTAGTAACATCATTTAATTTAGTTAATTTACGATTATTATTATACCCAAGTAAATATAAATTTAATCCAAATTGATTTTTACTAAAAGTTAATTCTTCTCCAGGTTGTGTAGTTATTTGTTCATCTTGCACAACATAAGCTTTAGCTATATTACCATATCTTTCAGGCAACGCATAAATTCTAACAAGTAAATCATCTTTAGTTACCGACCTACTTTGAGCCTGGAAATATGCCATAGCATTTTGTTTAATTTCTTCTACAGATTCTACATCCATTCCTCCTGAAGATGGTTCATCATTAATTACACTCAATGAATTATTAACTCTCGTTATTTTACTACCATCTAATGTTGAAGGTAAACTTGTAACAATTTTAGAAGCAAAAGAATTTATTTCGCCTGACCTAACATTATGTTTAGAACCACCATCAAATGCATAAGTAATTTCCAATGAAGTATTAGACGGAGCTTCACCATATGCTCTAGTATTTGTAAAATTATTAGGATCAAAAGCAATTCCTAATTTAGATGGAGACCCTGGTAGATTACTACCAACATTATCAGGATTTGGAATTAATTCTTCGTCAGGAGTTACTAAAGTCCCTGCACCAAACCGCATTTCAGTTTTTTTATCTGGTCTTACATAAGTTCTAAATCTTTTTGATGTTTTCAATCTTTTTAAAATATAAGGATTTGTAGCATCAAATTGAACTAATGATGTATCATTAGACTCTATATTTTGAAATTCTGAAAAAACCATATCTTGTGCTAAAAATGGAACCTCGTACCAAGTATTTCCATCTCCATCGGTTACAGAAATAATATCTGTTACATTTTCTTCTGATAAGGTTATTCTATCATATTTAATTGGGCTTCCAAATGTAAATGATTCTGTTTTACTATACCCACTTACAACTGTTACTTTTTTATGTAATCTATAATATTCAATAGTTCCATTAGTTGATGTTTGTGAAATTTCTTTTACAACATCTCCCTGGTCTACTTTAAAATTACAATCAGTTAACAATCTATATTCAACTCCAAAATTAGGAGCGAATAGTCTAGTAGTTGCTTTAACATTTAAAGCATAATCATAATCTGGTTGTGTTGGGTCATCAGTCATAGCTGGAACTTCCTGTGAAAAAGTAACTGTAGCCATGGATGGTGATATCAATCTGGGAGTATATCCCATAAATTGTGCTATATTATATACTTGATTTTTTTCTTCTGCATAAGGTAACAAACTTTCTTTAAACATAGCATCAATGTAATAACCCAAAACATCTCCAACATATGCTGCAGATTCTAAAAACATAGTGCCAGGAGCAGATTCATTAAAATCTTTATAAGTATTAGGAAAATATGTTTTTGCAAATTCTATAAGGTTTCCTCTTAAACCTGCAAAATCTCTTCCTAAATATGATATATCTTTTTTATAAGTTGGCATATTTTAACTCCTAAGTATATACAATCATAGTAGTATTTGTTCTAGTTGGGTCATTTTTTAGAGCATAAGTAAGTGAAATATTTAATCTTCTATTACGATTATCTATTTTGGTATCTATATTTACAATTCTAAGATAGGGAAGCCATTTATCTATTGCATCATTTAGTGCTTCATCTACTTTATCATTTATAGAATCATCCATTTGCTCAAATAAAATAGATGCTAGAGCACATCCAAAAGTAGGATGAGCCACTCTTTCACCATATTTAGTTTTAAGTAAATTTTGAATATTAAACTCAGCTGCAGTCATAGTAGATTCTGATGGTGTCCAATTTTCATCAATTGGCAATCTTATCCCTATAGTAACATCTGGATCTTGATCATATTCTCTATTAGACGCCATTTGTTTTCTTCTTATCTATCGCTTTCATTAAATCACTATAATCTCTTGTTAAAGCTTTCATTGTAGATTCTGGAACTTTTTCAATTGGTACTCCTGCTGACTTAGCTGTCATTGCTGCGCCCAATTCTCTTTTAAATTCACCAGTGTTTCCAAATTCTCCGCTCTGCATTGCTACCTCTGTTACTTTATTCGAATCGAATATTCCTCCACCCATCGTAGGATAAGATTCAGTTCCATCACCCTGGGGGAGTCCACCTTTAGTTTCATTCAAAACTTTATTTAACTCTTTATTTTTCGTATATTTAATTTCTTCTTTTTTACCAACTTTATATTCTTTTCTAATTGGCTCTTTAAACTCTTTTTCGGTTAATGATTTTGAAACTAATTCGGTGAGAGAAGTAGAGTTTCCTTCTTTAATAAATATCTCATTCATTTGTTTTTTAACTTCCTTACGAACTACTCGTTCTATTATTTTTATCATCTCGCCTTTTTTCATAATTTACTCCATTATTTAATAACTATTATTTTTAACAATTAAGCTGATCTATTTTCAAGAACTATTACTAGCTTAAACATTCCATTTTGATCTTTTGTAAGATCCCACAACAATTGAAAATCGTATTTTATAGCAGGTTCTGCTTTATCTATATAAACTGCATTCATTCCTAGATTTCGTGAAAAATTTCTTGCAATTGACATTGCAGAGTCTATTTCTTTAGATAAACTTGTTTTCTGAGAACTTGATAGCGTCATTACTTCACGACTATTTAACATTCCAGTAGGAGATTTCCCTGCACCTATAGATTTTAAAGTAGTCAAATTATCCTTATATGTTTTCTTAGTATCTAATAATCTACCACCACTGCTATCTCTACTAGATCTTAAAATACTTATTTCCTCATTCAAATCTTCTATATCTGATGCAAACATATCTGGGTCATCAGCTATATATCCTTCTCTTTCTTCCTCTTTACTTTTTAACTCATTTACCATACTATAATATTCATTATAATCTGTTTGTAAATTTGCCATCAATTTATGATTATCTATTTCCACTTTCATTCTGTTTTGTATATTAGCCTCTCCGCCAGATTGCACTTTACTTAACTGTCCTGTAGCCTTTGCTTCTACTAAAACACTTTGGTATCGTTGAGGGTCGGCATTTACAAATTCTTTATTTTCTCTACTTTCTAAATAAAATGTAACTGCATTACCTTCTCTTGAAGCCCTTGTCCACTTTGACTGCAAAAGAGCTAGTTTTGGGTCTACACCTTTTTCTTTAACTACTTTTGCATCCTTGATTAATGTAGCATTTTCTGTCATTAATCCTTTACTATTTGAAATCTGAGTACCTGCTCCTATCATGGCAGGTAATGCTACTCCATCTATAGTATCTTCACCATCATCAATATATTTTTGTCCAACCTGCATTGCTTCAATATTTGCACCTACTGTTGGATTTACTGCACTAGCAGATATTTTAGCGGCTTTGAGTCCCGCCTTTGTCATCCTTATAAATTTTCTAGCTCCAGTAATTAACTTATCAACTTTAGATACATCTACTTTATTTAATATCGCGTCAATAGCCGCTAAAGCTGTTTCCATATCCTGAAGATCTTTTATCGATATAGACCCTTCCATTCCTGGTTTTTTAGCTTTTTTAAGCTTCCGATTCATCTTCTTTAATTTTACAGTTTCTTCATTAACTGGAGTTGTTACACTATTAACTCCTCTTTCTATATTTTTACCTACAAATGTTTTAGCCATTATATATCACCAGCTTTAGATTCAGATATACCATCTTTTAATTTACTAATACCATGTTTTCCATCTGTAGCTAGAAATTCATCTAACTGCTCACGTATATCCATAAGGTATGTTTCCGCTGCAGCTTGTTGGGCACCCGAAGTGAATCCTCCTGCGGTAGTTGGATGAGATAAAATACCTGATATAATTTTTCCCAACATATCTAATATTTGATGCAGAACATCAGATACCTCATATCCCATTACTGCTGGTTCATTATTAATTTTAACATTTGGTGCATTAATATAAATGGTATCAGGACTGTTTATATGTATAGAATCTTGTCTACTTTGAAATATCAATTGATCAGAATTTATTATAATCTTATTACCATTATTATCATTCATTCTCTGTACATTTTGTACTGAAGCCATGGGAAAATTTTCTGTAGTATCACTATCCAATAAAATAGTCGATCCTTCTCTAAAAAATGTTGGTGAGAAAAATGATGCATTTTGTGGAGATTGACTTTGATTATTACTTAATCTAATACTAGGTTTTGATTCTTTATGATCCATTAAAATAGAAGAACCATATCTACTACTAATCTGCTTTGAACCTTGATTTACTATTGGTCTTTTCTTGGGATTTTTAGGAGCATCATAACCTTCAACTCTTTCTTGTATAGTTTTTAATGTATTTGAAGGTAAATCAGTCATACCAATTTCAGGACTATATGATGGTATAAGTCCATTTAAAGTAAGTTGATCTAAATAATAATTAGTTTCATTATATTTTATAACTGGTATAATTTCTTTTGGAAGTGGTAACTCAAATGAACTAACGTTTAACGGATACGCTTTTGCAGTTTTTTGTAATTTTTGTGATTCACTATAAATAAATTTACCTGACACCATTCCAAATTTACTCATATCATCTGCTGCATCATCTACAGTATCCCATACTTTGCTCACTTTCAAAAAATCTATTTCAAAAGATGCAAATCTATTATCTTCTGCATACTTTTTTATTAACGAATAAATTTCACTTCTAAGAACAAATCTACCACCTACATCATCACTTTTAGTTCCTATAGGTTCACTTTTTTCAAAAAATTTACCTTTATCCATTATGATTCTACTATTTTAGTTGGTTCTGGTTCTATTTTACTATTGATTTCATCTGTATATTTTTGTAAATCCTTAGCTACTGGATCTAAAGATTTTAACAAATCTTCTTTTTCTTTATCCGACAAACCAAATTCAAACTCACTAGAACCTTTTTGCTCTCCTACAACCAATCTTTGTACAATGGCTGCCATTTTTACTAACTGTTCATCATTTTTAACTTTTATTTCCAAATATTCCTTAATCGCTGGTATTAATTGAACTGCAGTATCACCATCTTTTACAAATTGCACTACTTCTCTAATCAGCACATCTAGTTGTTTTTTATTATCTGATGAGTTGTTGTAAATATCTTCAAAGATATCGGCCAATGATTTTTCTTTAAATACTTTATAATCTGACATGATTGATTTTAACCTTATTATTCATATATAAATATAACTGACATAAAAACCTCTTGTATATAAATATATAAGAACTTCGGAAATTTAGTTACTTAAATAGTTATTTTAGAGGGAAAAAATACCCTTATGATACATAACTAACGGGAGAATAACCATGAAGGAAGTCGTAACAATGGTTAAAGGATATATTGATGACTTAGCTCATTTAATGCTATCCTTTGTTGCCATAGGTGCTATTTCCGAAGTAATCTTCGGAACAGGCATTTTTGGTGTCAATGTTATTGGAAACCTAACAGCAATTATCTCTAAGTTTGGGGAAGGCGGTTTCGCTGGACTCGTAGCTTTATTGGTATTGGTTGGTTTATTCCGCAAGTAGGCAGTGGAATGATTTTGATGGGTGTGCCTATACCTATCAGATGTAAAAAAAGGGGAGAGATTAATTTCTTTCCCCTTTTTTTGTTTAAAGATTCGGTCGTTTTTAAGTCTGTCTATTAGTGGAAACTAAAAATCGGTTGAATCTTTAATTATGATGATAGTGAGACTAAATCTCATTATCATTTATATAAATTAGTTATGCAAATATAGATCCCGTATTAGATGTATCTATAGAACCTTCTTTTTGATATTCTGTATTTAAAAGTAAATACTGTTGTTTCATTTGATTAACCACTCTAGTAATATGCTGAGTATTAGATCCAGTCATTTCTCTAATTAATATATAAAGAGCTTTCTTATTAAAATTTTCTAATGACTCACGCCGTTTAAATAACTCTAATACAGAATACGCTACATTTAAATCTTTTTTTCTTTTAAAAAAACTAGTTAAATTATTATCCCAAAAAATTACCATTTGTTCAACAAAATCATTATAATATTCATTCTCTTCTAATCTCGCTGTTTCAGAACCTACATTACGTTTAAAATCTAATGAATCTATGGATGTATGTTGTTTCATTTTTTTATAGTTATTATTATTGTGTAATATCAACCAATTTTTTCCAACAATACTAAAATAAGAAAATGCCTTTCCTTTAGTTGGATCGTATTTATGTAAATTCATTAATAAAAATCCCACTACTTCATGTTTAACATCTAGTAATGGTACATCAAAATAATAAAATTTAAATGTATGTATTAAATTTTCTGCTAACTTATCAAAAGCTGCCTGTATATGCTCCTCATAAATTCTATTTTTAATATGTTGTTTATCGCATTTATTATATCTAATAATTGCATCTTCAGTTTTTTGCCCAAAATATATTTTACTTTTCTTTTTTCTTTTAACTGGCACTTTCTTGCTCCTCTAATCCGATTGTACTTAATTGTTCTGTTATATCTCTTAATTGTGTAAATACCTCACCAACTTCATCGTCGGCTTCAAATACTCCTTTAGCATCAATAACCTTCATATCATTATATGCTCGATACATTCTATCACTAAAATCTTCTATCCACGTTTCTAACATTTCTGATTTTCTTGTAAGATTAAAAATTACATATCCTTCAATTATAAACGCCACTATAAAAATTCCTAATAATATTTCTACTAACATTATTTATCTCCAAACAATTCTTCAAAAAGTTCTTTAGCTCTATCACTACTAACTTCTTGTTTTTCTTCTGTAGCTGATAATACTTCAGTAGTAGCTTCCATTTGCTCTTTAAACTTCTCAACAGATTCTTCTTCTTTTTCTTTTTGTTTTACTTCACCCTGTACATGATGTTGTTTTTCAGCAATAGTTGACATCCAATCTGCCATATGTACTATATAATGTAACACATTTCTAGTAGCTGATGGTTTTCTATAATACTGTTCATTTCCAGCATCAAACATTCCATCAGACATTTTAATTGCTTTCCAAACTTCAGTACTTACATTAACATTAAACTGCTGAAGTATCCATAACGACCTATCTGTTACTGACATATATTCTCCAATTTCATTATGTTTATAAAATTCTCCAAGCTTATTACGATGCCATTCTGAATCCTGTTCTTTATAATATGGTGTATCTAAATCCCCAAGTTTTCCCCAGTCATGAAACATAGCGGCTAAAAAAACATCCGAATCTGGATGTTGTACTTCAACGCCCAAATCCTCAAATTGTTTCTTTACCTTTAATGCAGTTGTAGCAACTCTAACCGTATGATCTAAAAATCCACCAACGAAACAATTGTGGTAATCTAATCTACCTGAAGCTGGTGCTTCCATTAATCTATTTTCAAAATGGCTAATGATAGATTTAACTCCTTCGAGAGTTTCCCCTTCTAAATGAGTTTCTACCATTTCCATTAACTCTTTATATCGTTCTATAATTTGATCAGTTGTAAGTGTAACCATAATTTAACTCCAAAACTTATGTTCTATATTTTTAACTTTTTCTTTTTTATTTTCTAATTGATAATTCATAATCAATAACTCTGTTCCTTTATTTTGGCTTTTGCCTTTTTGTGCAGAAGCCGGTTTTACAAAATCTTTTAATTCCCACTCATATTCATCTTCTGGAAACCAATCATGTAATTGTTCAAAATCATAATATGACAAACTAAATCTACCTTCTATATTTTTTAATACATCAGCTAATCTTTTATGATCATCTGTATCAAAATCATGTAATGAATAATAATTTTCTGTTTTCCAATAAGGTGGATCTACATAAAAATATGTTTTAGGACTATCATATTTTTTAATAACTTCTTCACAATCCATATTTTCAACATTAGTTATTTTATTTAATTTTTCCACAACCGCAGGATTTTTTAATCTTCTTCTAAATGCATCAAATTTAGAACTATACTTTCCTTTTAAATCTATAAATTTACCTTTTTCTGGATTTAACCCTGAAAATATTTGTGTAACTATATAGGCATATTTCATCCCATAATCATAATCTGGTATTTCTATATCTTTAATATTTTTATTTTCAAATACATCTGTTTTAAATTGATAAAATAACTCAGAATCTTGTGCAACAATTTCATCCATTGACTTTAAAAATTCTTGTGGATTTCTACAACACGCAAATAAATTTGTCATATATCTATTAAAATCATTATATATAACATTTTTTAAAATGGGTTTTTTATGTATCTGTCCATTGACATATACCCAAAATGCCCCACCAAAAACTTCTACATATGTTTCTATATCATTAGGAATATAATTCCCAATCCATTTAGCCATACGGTTTTTACCACCGATATAACTTATCATTCAACAACCTTAATTATTCATTACTCACTTTATTAAAATGTACTAAATCTGTTTTATGTATTTGACCATTCATTTTATATGGTTTAACACTAACAGATTCTAGAATATCAATACGATTAACCCAACGTTTATTCATTGTATCTCTTACTTGATAGACACCATCTTTATGATCTGTACCTTTAAGTAAAACAAAATCGCCGTAATTTAACCAGCCGCCCCATCGTTTCAAAAGATTTCTACTCACCGCTATAAATTTATAATTAGACGCTTCTTCCGTCTTAATACGCGTTCCATCTGCGAGAATGTTCGGTGTAGAATCAGTTTGATAACGAACAGGTTGGTACATAGTTACAGTCACGTCCATTCCTTCACTTTTTAACTCTGTTAGAGTTTCAGTTAATGCAACATTTTCCTCTTTAATAGTTTCTATTAAAGAGTTATAATATCTCTTATTTTTTTCTAATATATTGACTGAAATAAATCCATTTAAAAAAGTTATCAAAAAGATAAATGCCAACACACTACTAGAATCAATTAATTTACGCATTCTTACTTTCCCGTTATTTAATATAAATATATTTTAAAATTATGTTTTACCATTATTTTCATAATCTTTAGTGGAGCTGCGGCGATTCGAACGCCGGTCCTGTCTGTTTTCAAATATAAAGTCATTCACAACTTAGTTGGTTTCCAAATACGGTAGTCTACCAACAAACCCACCATAGACCAATTTACTCAGATTGATTTAACTGACAGATTTATTTATACTCTAATCTATGAACGAGTGACCGTCTAACTTATTTTATGTCCGAGTGTTAGACAACTCAGAGACTTGTGCGTAAGCGTAAGTCGGTTGATAATCTGATACAGGTTCTTCAACATAGTTGTCGAATCCCATTTCTGATGTAGCAAAATGCCAATCAATTACCAACCCTTCGAGCGATTTATCGCTATTTAGGTTTGTGAGTCTTTTGTAGCGAGTCTTACTCAAACTCCGTTGCACTTTATTATCAAATAACACCAGTCGATTACCAATAACAGCCCCGTATAATAGCTTGGAGCAATACGCATCCTTCCACATCTTATAGATGCTCATTAGATTATATATTGCTCCAAGACATACTCCCTAGTCCGTTGCTGTAACGTTTTTTGCTACTGGACCTTGCCTACCTTCACCAATTTCAAACGATACTTTTTGACCTTCTTCTAAAGTCTTAAAGCCTTCTGTTTGAATATCGGAAAAATGTACAAAGTAATCTTTGCCTTCTGATACTGAATCTGCTACGAAACCGTAACCTTTTTTAGTATCAAACCATTTTACTGTGCCTGTATTCATTCTATTTCCTTACTTATTATTCTAACCAATTTTCCTCATCATCATCATCATCGCCACCATTGGTAAAAGGTGACATATAATTTTCTTCTATTTCGATATCACTAATTATTTCCATTATGATATCCCAATTACTTGTTTCTAAAGCTTCTTCTAATTTTTCTTTAATTTCTTCCAATTGCAAAATAAATCTCCCAATTACTTATTAATCTCAACGAATGATCGTTACTAATTAACTATTAAGTAAATGAGGTTTTCCCTCAATATTACCTGCCCCTGTAACTTGTATCAATTCTACCTTAGAATGAAACTCAGAAATATCGTTAGCGCCAACATAACTGAAAGCACTACGAATTCCCTCTTGTATATCTTTAAGAATTCTTTTGACCTTACCCTTATAGGGTATAACTTTGTGATTACCTTCAACATTTTTATCATCACCTCTATCGTGTTTTGAATCTAAAGATGCAGACCCTCTATATTTTTTATATAACATTTCATTAGGCCACTCGCCTATTTTTTCAATCGTTCCTGGAGTTTCTTTTGTACCAGATAAAAGGGAACCCAACATAATCGTGTCAGCCCCACAAGCAAGTCCTTTACACACATCACCAATAGTGCGAACACCACCATCAGCAATAATGGGAGTATCAAAAGTATCAGCAACGGCAACACAATCAATGAGAGCAGACACCTGAGGGATTCCCACGCCCGTTCTGATTCTCGTTTCACATAACGATCCATTTCCAATTCCGACTCTAATCGCGTCTGCTCCTTTTTCACATAAGTATTCACACGCTTCTCCTGTCGCAACTGATCCCGCAACGATTTCAACTCCTGATAACTTGGTTTTGATTTCTTCAATTGCATCTCCTACTAATTTATGATGTCCATGCGCTACATCAATAAGTAGAACATTACATCCATTCTTAACTAATTCTTGTGCTCTCTCTAAATAATCACCCTTAACTCCTATAGCTGCACATCTAGGTAAATTGTTTTTTACTACAATATGGTCGGTACCAGGTATATACCATAATTTTTCCATTATCCCTGCCTGTTCTTCAATAGACATAAATCTATGTACAATACCAGCGCCGCCCCAATCCATCATTTCTCGTGCCATATCATATTCTGTTACAGTATCCATTGGTGTAGATACTACTGGAATAGATAATTTTATCTTTTTAGTAAATTTTGTAGATAAATCTACATCACTACGAGATTCCAATTCCGAATATTTTGGGACAATATTTATATCATCATAAGTTAAAGCTTTTTTCATTATGTTATTGGGCCTCCTATATGTTAAATTTGAAATTACTTAATGGAACTAATTTTTTTATATTTTCACTTTTATCTTGAGGAGCGAACCCAAGAATACCATCAAATATCTTCTTCCAATTTAATTTCTTATTATATAATTTATTCCACGATTTGATAATACTTTTTAAATTATCTAAAAGTTTTTGTCTATTCTTATTTAGAGTTTCTAAATTTGTAACACCTTTAGTTACATGAAGAATAATTTCTGTTTTTTTACCATCAAGATAATTTTCAATTACCGTATAAAGTTTTCTATTCTCATATCCATATGGTAAAGCCAATTGATAAACATCTCCATCTTCATTAAACTTATTACCAGTAAAAAAACCATATGTTGGTGTATCAGCCCAATGCCTATCAACCCAATCGATTTTAATTGATTTATCAGAATAAGTCCAAGTTTTTTTAACAGCCTGTTTAGTTTTTGCCTTTTCCATGACAGAAGTAATTATACGACCCTTAAAAATATCATCTATATATGGTTCAGTATCATCTAAAAACTTTGTAATTTGTTTTACAGTATTAGGCATTTCTTTTTTGTTAATTGCATCAAGAATTTGGTATATTAATGTCTGTTCGTCATTATCATCTTTAGGTGTTTTACGGTTTAACCAAGTTCTTAACTTTCTTCTAACTAATGGTTTTTTAACAGTAACGATAAGATAAACATACCATTTTGTAACTTCGTCTAAATATGCACCTCTTCCAAAACCATCTATTCTATCATATTTACCATCAGCCCTTAACTCCAAAACTGGAATTGGTTTTTCCCAATCAATACCACCACTAAAAGATTTTTCAAATTTATCTTTTCTTGATGTTTTATCATCATTGCGTCTCACTTGACCTTCTTGAACATCATTGTTTATATCATCTCTATGAACTGCTTTAATTCCATGAACCTTTACTCCACGATATGGAATATAAGGTGTGTGAAACCTATTAATATTTTTATCTATAAACTTCTTATCTATCATTATGTTATCGGGCCTCCTATATAAATTTCCCATTTACCACTATCTATAAGTGGTTTTGCTTTTTTGTATTTCATTTCTACTAATTCTTTACCATCTGTAATACCAACTATTTCGTTTCTTCCAAACTTATTTGGTATTCTAAGTGGTTCTAATTTATGTTCTCTATCCATTATTGTAAGTCCATTTAAATGATCTATTTCGTGTTGAATACAAATTGTTTCAAGTAATCTTGATTCTGTATCTTTTTTTAAATTTTGTTCTTGTTCCCAACTACCTCTACCGTCTGATGGATTTTCTACTCCACTAAAATACCAATCACATTCTTCTTGTTCTGTTTTAATAACTACATTCTTATAACGTTTAGTATCAATTCCCTTACCTTTATATGATAAACAACCTTCATAATATATTATATCATCCCATTGTTCTTTAATAACAGGATTAATTAGAATAAGCGGTTCCCTAACATTAACCACAGCAACAGCGGCGTCAATACCCACCTGGTTAGCCGCAAGACCAATTCCATCTTTCCTCTCATTGAGTGTAGTGAATAAAATCTCGGCAATTTTAAGTCCTTCATCAACACTTACCTTTCTAAGTTTTTTATTGATAATTGGATTATCTTCTTTGAAACAATTTATAACTTTAGTCATATATAACTCTATACTTATTATACAATTTATTACAAAGTTTCATATCACCTGGAAGTAATCTCTTACGAATATTTAAATCTGTTTCTAATGATTCTATTATTTCAAAATCTTCTTTTAATTCGTCTGTCCATGCTCCAGGAACTGATCTTTCATCTACATACTGTAAAAACGTAGCTCTTAAATGTTTAAGCTTTTTCATAATAGGTTTAATTTTTTCTTCTATCATTTTCTCTGTACTCTCTCGAATCCATTGTTCCACTCTTTTTTTATAATCTGTAGGCATTAAAATCCTGGTGGTCTATTATTATCTATATCACTAAGTTTCACTGCGATATAAATTAACAAACATACTATAACAAATTCAAACATTTTTTACTTTCCTGTATTTAGATTTTTTTCTTTTATCCCCAACAACATTAATTTTTTTCTTATATCTACCTATATCAGAAAAATGATTTTCAATAAACCAATCTGGAATATCACCATCATTGGCTTCTAAATATTTACGAAGAGCTCTACGAATATTGCTCAACTTTCTCCATTTAGATGCACTCATTTTTTTCTTATGATGTTTACTTCTTGGCATTTCTTTCCTCTACAAATTTAATATAATCTTTAGATGACTCATCATCTTTTGCCCAAAACTTAGTTCCATCCTTTAACTCATATTGTTTATAATTATGAGATATGTGAAACGGTACAACTTTTTTCTTTTTAGCCATTCTTAACTACCTTGTATAACTTATTAATAGATTTTTCATTACCACCTTGTTTAAGTAATGCGTCTTTTCGTGTCATATACATTAATGGTACATCAGCTAAAGATGGTGGTCTACCCCACTCATCACACAATACCGGTTGGTTTAACCATTCTTTTTTAGACATTTGTTATTCCCAAATTCTTGCTATTCTACGAAGAAACCCAAGTAGGGCTCCAAAACCAAATGCTATTGCAGCTACTTGTAAATTTTCCATATATAGTGCCACTGCTGACATCATATATGTTGTAAATCTTACTACACCATATATTGAAAAATCTCCACTAGCTTCTGTAAACTGTCTTCTTGTCATTTTTTGACTCCTTGCTTTTATTTTTTAAAAACTTTTCTAATATAGTGTTCAATCCAACTTCCAAAAGTAATTGATGATATTCATCACCTATTCTACATTCTAACAATATTTCACCTTTTTGGTCTACTAATTTTAGTTTATTTAACTCATCCAACTCTTTTTGTAATCTCTCAACTTCTTTAACATGAGCATCATGTGATTTAGCTAAATCATTAAATGCGTCAAGTCCTACTTTAATTTTTTCCATTTTTATTCTCCTTGCATTTTTCGTCCTTTATTGATATTATGATTTAAAAAATCTTTTTGTTTCTTTACAGCTTTTTTAAGAGCTGCCTTTTTTTCTTTATGTCGATCTATAAGAACTTGTTGTTTTGTTCGACGTTTAACCTTTTTCTTAGGAGGTTTAACCTTAGTTGGTTTCAATGTACCTTTAAGTTTAGGTTGTTCTTTACCCAAATGATACACAGTACCATCCGTATCTACAAACTCTTTTCTCCAATGCCATCCTGCTGGACGACCTGTAGGTTTGTAAGCTTTATCTTCCTGTGGGTATTTAGCATTCATAGTCATATAAATACATCTACTACACTTTAATGCAATAGCTTCATCTCCAACTTTTTCATATCTACCACATACCTGACAAGACATATATCGAATATGTCCTTCATAATAACTGTGATACTCTATTTTCTTCTTACGAGCCATTTATTTTATTTTCCCTTTTCAATTCTTTTTGTGAACTGGGTATACATCTTATTCAGGGCTTTTCTCTGTTTTATACTTAAACTACCCCTACTATAAACTTGTTTCTCAATAGATTCCAAGAACCATAATTTATCAACTTTATAACTCGTTGTATAATTACACTCATCTAATCTCCGTTTAATCATATTCAACTTAGCTATAGTATTCTCTGTATAATCTAATTTTTTCTTTCGATACTTTGGATCATTTTCTTTTTTTAACCATCCCGCGTATCTCTTAACAACTTTAGTAATAGCTGCTTCCATCTTTGGTGTAATTTTTCTACCACTTATTAAAGCTCCATACATACTAAATATAAAATCATGATAAGAATTTTCAAGTGTAGTTCCAGTAGTACCCCGTTTAGGTATATAGTTAGTATCTTCTGTAATGGCTTTTAATTGTTTAATTCTTCTACCATATAAAGATTTATTTTCTGCAATCTTTTCATAATGTTTACCAACACCAGGCTTTTTAGCAATTTTTTTCACTACTACAGGTTTTTTAGCAGTTTTTTTAACTGCTACTGTTTTTTTAGCTACTTTTACCACTCTAACTGGTTTTTTAGCTACTTTTACCTTTGCATTAAATTTCATTATAAATATAACCATCCACCGAATCTATCGGCGTTTTTAAAAGTTTCCTTATCATATATAGAACCTCTAATACAATTACCTTTTGTATGAGGTGCTCTCCAACCCGCAGGTTTGTAAATATTGCCTGTATCTCTTTCTACAAAACAATGTATGCGGTTAAAATCATAGTTATTATCATAAACTATTCTATCAAATCTACGACCTTTAACCATTCTTATTGAATACTTATCAGGAGATCTATCTCTTGAATTAGATTCTTCTGTAAATCTATCTTCCAAGTAATTCATAAACTCTATAAGTGTTTTATCATAACTCATATTAATCTAATATAATCCTATACTACTCATATATGATTTACCAGCTCTTAAATAAAAATAAGAACTCATTAAACCTACTAACACTTTTATCATCAAAATCATTTATATTCTCTCATTATCTACTATAATATAAGCATAAAAAGCTATACAAGTCAAGGCTTTTTTTCACTTATTTTATAGTTTATGGCTACAAAATGTATTGTATTACTATCTTCGTGTTTCATTCTATCTCTATATTGAATAGAATATTTATAATCATATTCATCTATAATATAATCTTTATAAAGTGAATTTGTAAACTCATCTTTATTTAGAATAATCATATTTTTAGAAGGTGATGATTTAAACCATTCTGATAATTCAATATGTTCTTTCTTACCAAATTGTCCATAGGGAGAATAGGTTTTAAATTTTCTTGTGTAGGGTGGATCAAAAAAGACAAAATCATTATTGGTAACATTACCTAATCCACTTTTCCAATCTCCACATATAATATCTGTATTATCCAATAAATTATATAAGTTATCATCATAATCCAATATCTTTATATTCTTATACCAACCA